AGAGATCCTATTGCTAAGCAAGTCTTTGAAGCTTTGTCTGATGCAGAAGATGCTGGCAATGCTTTCATTTACAGAAACTACGGAGCTTATGAAAAAGCGACTAAGAATATAGAGCCAGGAAGTATTTCAGACTCTAGAGTTGGTAAAGCTTTAGACGGTCAAATAACAGCAGACAAGCTAACCAAGAATGAAAAGAAAGCTTATGACTTCTTTAAAGAAAATTACGAAGCAATGATTACTGAGTATGCTCGGAGAGCTGCTGGAAGTGAAGAAGCTTATAAGAGAATACTCCACGCCGTTGCAAGTAAAGTACCTAAGAAAAGTAAAATAAAAGACTTAAGCTTTGAGGATAAAAAGCTTTACGACGCAATCAAATCTGAAGCTGCAGATCTTCGCAGAGGTAGAAAAACGAAAGATCTTTCACCAGAGGAATACAGAAAGCATGAATCAATCAAGCAGCAAGCAAGAGATTTTCTTAATAAGGACTATGTAAAAAGTTTACCAGCAAATGAAGCTGAAGCGTACAACATTCTCAGCAGAAAGATTAATGATTATCTGCCGCATTTGTTTGACAAGAAAGAACTGCTAGATATATTTAAGAAAGAACTTGATAGTACCAAAGCAAAATTAAAGAAGTCTACAAACAAGATAGCTATTACAGGATACAAGAATAGAGTAAACGAACTTGAAGCTGCCATCAGTAATATGGAAGGTGGAAGACTGGTTACCTATGACCAACTTCCTAGCTCGGTATTCTTTAGATTCTTTAATCCACGAAAGGGTAAGAAGGGTTACTCATTCAGTGCTATGAAAGCATACGAAGCTTACTTGTTTGGTTTGGCGAGAAAGATGTTTGACGAGCCAGCAGTTAAGTTAATCAAAAAAAATCTGTATGATAATATGCCGCAGAATATGAAACCGTATACTAAGGCATTAGTCGAACACTACATGGGCAGAGATAAGACCCCGTTTGATTGGCTTGCCGGGGCTATTACTTCCTTTCAGTGGATTAGAACTCTTGGCCTTAATCCAAGATCAGCGTTGGTCAATTTCACTCAGCGGTTAAATACGGTAGCATATGCTGGAGAAAAGTATTCAGCATTGTCTGAAGTAATGATGCTTACAGATAGAAAAAAAGCTAACGCACTTTTTGATAAGTCTGGTGTTGCAAGAGAAGTACCCAATGTTCTGACTGAAGGTGAGATGCCGGAAGGTATGGAGAAGGTTAGATCTATAGTAGGAGTCTTCTTTAATACCGTAGAGCTTGGAAATAGAAAACATGCGTATCTGGCTGGTTACTTGAAAGCTAAGAGTAAGGGTGCATCTGATGCTAACGCTATGAAAGCTGGAATCAAGACTGTACATAAAACACAGTTTAGATACGGTAAACTTGGTATGCCGAAGATGTTCTGGAACCCCGCAGCTAGGGTAGCTTTTCAGTTCTCATCTTACACACTTAAACAAGCTCAGTTCATCTACGACCTTGGTGAATTTGATAAGCTGTTAGGAAAGAAAAAGGGCGACTGGACTAAGGAAACTGATTATACCAAAGTTACTGGAGAACATAGAGCAGCTGGTCTACTTAGACTTATGAAGTGGATTGCATACACAACAGGTATTAATTATACACTACGAGAATTCCTTGATACAGATATGTCTAACGCTATGGGTATTGGTATTACCTGGGGAGAAGCTCTTAACGTAATTACTTCTCTGGCTAAGGGAGATACAAAGGCTGCATGGCGTCATGCTAAGTTGTCGTATCAACCAGGTGCTGGTATATTTCCTCAGGGACTTGGCCCAACAGCATCCGGTATGCTTGAGGTTGGTAAGGCTGTAGGTAAAGATAAAGGCTTGGAACAATTAGGTAAAGAACTAACCCCGGTGATGGTTAGTAGATTACTGCAAGCATACAAGGCTGTAAAGAGTAAAAGAAAGAGTGATAAACTCTATACAGTTCATGGAACTACTGGTAACGCGATATACAAGCTAAGTAAAAAACAACTTCTGCAAAGAACACTCGGACCAAAGACTGCAGTGGAAGGTAAAACTTCTCGCGAGTATGACATAGCGCAGGGGTTTAAACTTGAACGAGCCAGTGGTATGAAAGATGTTATAGACGCTTTAGTTAGTGGCGATAAGAAAGCTCTTACGAAAGCTGTAAATAATAACAAGGAAGCAGTAGCAGTAGCGCTAAGAACTAAAGGTTTACTAACTAGAATGGTAAAAGCTAGAGTATTAGCTAGAGAATTTACCAGAGCAGAACGGCAGAAACCAAACGCAAACTTTATCTTTCGGACGCTCCGCGAAGGTCAGGAGAAGTCTGCAAGCCCAACTGATTAAGTATCGCGGTCAAAATTTGACCATTCTTAATGAAATTAAAAGGAGTAAGCTATGGCAGGAGAAATACTAGTATATCCTAAATTCAAAGGGGAATCTGCTACTGGAATTGCGTTAGCCGGAGGTTTGTTATACACTTATGCTACTGGTACCACAACTCCAAAAGAAACTTACTCAAACGCCGCCGCAACTATTGCTAATACAAACCCTATAGTTTTAGATACTAACGGGGAAGCTATGGTATGGCTTGACGGAGAGTATAGACTTATTTTAAAAGACTCTGATGGTGTACAGCAGTGGACTGAGGATAATATAATTGGGGCTACTACAGCATCAGCTTTTGCTAAAACAATTTTAGACGATACTACAGCAAGTGCAGTTTTAACTACTCTTGGTGTATCAGCTTATGCAAAAACTATACTAGATGATGCTACTGCTGCAGCTGCAAGAACTACTTTAGGTTTAGGAGCTGCAGATACTCCTACGTTTACTGGCATTAGTGATGGAACAAATAATATTACTTTACCAACAAATAATATGGCAGCATCTGTGTTTATGCTTGGTAATAGTAGTACAGTAATATGGATGTATTTAAATACTGCTCCGCCTGGATGGAAAGCATTAGCTACCGGAGCTGATACAGTTTTAGCTGTATCTGGTGGTGCACAAGCTTATACCGGGAACGGCGGTACAGCTGGAGGAACTTGGACTCAGCCTGGACACTCACTTACAAAAGCTGAACTTGCTACTCATGTACATACTGAAGTTGAAGCCTATGCTTCAGGACTTTATGCAGCTCCAGGATTTAATTATAATCCACCAATTAGTTACCACAGAGCAGCAAATACTGGAGATGGGTCAGCGGATGGGTTAGCTGGAGATTCCCATAGTCATGGAACTACTTATAGACCCTCTGCTTCGATAGGTAAACTTTTCCAACTTGATACAGCATAGGAATAGAAATGAAGAAGAAATGCATATGTAAAAACTGTGAAGATTGTAAACTATTTATACACTGGAATATGACTGATGATAAAGGTCAGCAGAAAGTTGAGCAAAAATGCGGTCTACAAGTTTTATTTGAGGAGATACCAAGAATTCGTGGAGCTATAGATGGGCTTCAGAGTGGGGTAAACGAAGCAAGAAATAGATCTATGGAGACAAAGGAAAGAGTAGAGGATCTTGGAAATGTTATAGTTTCTACAGCAGCTAAAATTACTAACACTAGTTTAAAAAGGGTGAAATAATATGCAATGGCCTTGGGAAGATAAAGAGTATACTGATGGTGCGCCTATTACTAGAGAACAAATATTTGATAAGTTGCAGATGTTGTGGCTTGAACTTATAATGGGTAGAACAAGTAAACCTGGGCATGCTTGGTTTATGGATATAAATTACTGGATGCCTACACTCAAAGATGTTAAAGAAGTGATAGCAGTTAATGTAATAGATCAACTTCCGTATATCAAAGGTGCTTGGGATTGTGACGACTTTGCAGCTGCCCTGTCGCAGCATATTCGCACTATTAGAAGAGACAAAGTACCGTGGTCTTTCTTTGAGTGTGCGGTTACAAAGCTTAATGGCAAAGATACAGTTCACGCGGTTAATTTAGTCTTAACTGTAGAAGGACTGTACTTTATTGAACCACAAAGAGATACATTTAGATTAGCATCTGCTGAAAATGATAAGCCTTATTTCATTCGGTAATTGATTGGAGTAGTGCTATGACTGAGAATAAAAAAAATTGTATTTGTTTTGAGCATTCCGGAGTTCAGCAACATCTTGAAAATCAGGATAAAAAGCTAGAGCGAAACTGTAAAACTGCTAGCGACTCACATAAGCGAATCGACCAAATAGAAAAGGAAAAGGTGAGCTTAACTATGTTTAAACTAATTATGGGGATACTAGTCACTATTGGAATTTTTGTTATTGGACTAAACGTAAACGCTTTTATAAAGATCGACGACAAGCTTGACAGAGTAGACAAAGCAGTATCGTTAATGGTAAAACTTACGAAGGGTTAACTAATGATAAAACTTATTAGAGTTGAAGAAGCTGAAGATGGTACCTTTGGTGTAATGCTTATTAATGACCATGTATTCTGTGTGACATTAGAGCCACCAGACCTTGATAATAGAAGTAATGTTTCAAATATTCCTCCAGGCATGTACAATTTAAAGCGAGTTAACAGTCCTAAGTACGGAATGACTTTTACAATTATGGATGTTCCTGGAAGAGATTATATCCTTATTCACAGCGGAAATGTAACAAGACATACAAAAGGCTGCGTACTGATTGCCCAATACTTTGGAAAACTGCAAGGTGATAGAGCTGTGTTGAATTCAGGTAAAACCTTTAAAGCGTTTATAGACGCTATGACTGGAGTTGATATAACAACTATAGAAATAATGGAGGTATGAAATGGATGTTCTTGGAATTGGTAAAGCAATTATGGGGGGCATTGATACAGTTGCAGATAAGTTCTTTGTTGATGCTGCAGATAAAGAGAAGTTTAAATTACAAGCTATAAAAATGGCTCAGGACGGAAAGTTTAAGGCCCAGGAAATTCAGCTTTCTGCTATACTTGCTGAAGCAAAAAGTTCTGATCCCTGGACCTCAAGAGCACGACCAAGCTTTCTTTATGTTATGTACCTTATGATTTTAGCAGCTATTCCGATGGGAATACTTTCAGTATTTAATCCCGAAGCTGCAACTCAAATTGCTGTTGGTATGAAGTCTTGGCTCACTGCAATTCCAGAATCTCTTTGGGGAGTTTTTGGTGTTGGTTATCTTGGTTATACTGGCGCAAGAGAATATGGAAAAGCTAAGTTACTGAAATGAGAAATTTTATACTCATAACTGCTTGTGTAACAGTTCTACTATTTTGGACGCTGTGGGTACTATTTCTTGAGTACCTGCGGCAGTGCAGATAGTTTTACTTCCCTGTATAGTGATACCAGATACCCGGTTCATCTTTAGGTCCTTTATATTTTCTTTCAACTTTCCCAGTTTTCATTAGTGTAACTATTACATTTTCAAACTTAGCTGAATCTATATCCCGCCAGACTATTGTCATAAGTTGTTTCTCTGAAATCCACTGAAAGTTAGTAATAATACTTAAGACGTTGTCTACCTCAGCAGTGATATCAGATTTTCCAATAGCCTTAAACGCCTTACCCATTGTTAGTTCTACCTGTTTAATAGCTTCAATAGCTTCTTCTACATGATACCATTGAATAGTAAGTATGTTAGAAGTAGCAGCAGCTCTGAGCAAAGCAAGTTTAATAATGTAGGTAGGCTTTCTAGAATACCAGCCTTTAAACGAAGTATCTGTGCAGATTCTTTCCCCGTTTTCATCTTCGTCGTAGTTGTTATACCAATCAACCCAGTTACTTTTACACCCTTCTGTCATTTGATACTCACCAGAGATTCTACTAATCTGGTACAGGTCCTTTTCTAACTTCTCAGTAAGTTTTATCTCTGCTGGAGTAAGCTCCGGTATTGCTATTCTACCTTTCTTTTTCTCTGCCCAAATAAATAATATTCTAGAAGTAAGGCCTCCGCCAATAGCACTTGCTGGAAGACAACTTGCTAGAGAATCTGGTGTAGTAGCTGCAAGAAGATTCAGCCAAGGCCGTACGATTTTATTACTTGGCCCGTGTCTGGTTCTTGATCCCCAATCATCTGGACAGTCAAATAAATCAGTCAACGCTACCAGCATTCTTGTATTCTCTTTTTTCTGCCCAAGAAAAGATTCAAATTCTTTGGAGATAATATTCAGCGAGCTATGTCTTAACTGCTCACCGTTCTCCATTAATTCGTCTAAGGCGCTGTTCTCCATATCGTCTGTCATTGCTTCTTTAGTGGATGAATCTGCACAAGTAACAATTTCAGGTATTGTATTTAAAAACTGTACTCCGTATTTTATTGCCTGCGTTTTTCGAGCAATACCAGGGTCGGCCACAAGCACTGCATACAAATTAGGGTAGTAAACTAATCTCCCAAGTTGAAGATATGCTTTTCTTCTTAAGGCTGCTGCTATTACTGAATACCCAGTCCATATGTCAAAGATCTTAGCTGGCTCAGTGTTTTCTTGTAATTTTATGTACGAGTCATGCCAGTTTTTTAAATGTCTCGACATCACATTCTCCTTTAAGTTAAGCAGCGTACCAGATTATCAAACGTCGAGACATCAGTATTTTCTTCTATTACTCTTTCTCCCTGTAATGAATTAAGTTTATTAAGAAGGTCTGTAAGTTTTTTAATTGTAGTATCTAAGTGAAAGTTAACTTTACCAGTAATATTACCCAACGGGGCTAGACTAAAAATGATTGGAAGTATAACTACAATGTAAGTACATATAAGACTTCTTGGACTATCGTCAGCAAGACCTTCGTTGTAAAGTATTCTTATACGATTCACTCTATCTTTCTGCACAGTACAAGAAGGATCTACATCGTTGATTAACTGGTCATATATATTTCTTATTATTATATCTCGTTCAGCTGTAGTACTAACAGAAATCACGACAGATTTTGGCATGGCTTTATTCCTCCAATAAGTGATTTTCAATTTCTGTTTGTCTTACTTCAATTACCTTAAGTCGATTGTCAATTACAGTACATAAGCATTTTATCCAAATCTTAGTTGCCCAAGATAATTTATCAAAATGAAAATTTGAATTATGTTGAGTATGAACATAAGATCTAAGTTGTATAAAAACAGATTCTCTCATTTTACTCCCTCCAATTAATCTCAAGCTCTTCACCTTCAGCCCAAGATGTTTTCAATTTAAAGTCGCAGTCAATAATAAAACTTTCATTACCATAAGTCAACTCCCGTATCATATGTTTTCTCATAAGTTTTATAGTTGTATCTACATTTTCATCTTCTACCATAACATAGATAGCATCATGAAGCTGTAGAAGAATCATTATCTCGTAAGGAACATCAAGCAAACTATCGTAGACTTTTAACAAAGACTCATTTAATAGATCACCAACAGTAGACTGAGGTTTAAAGGAGTAAGAACTTCTAAACAGAGGATCACCCCAGCGGTCTAAGAACTTATGCTTCCTGCCAAGTAGATTAGTTAATGTTCTACTTCTTTTAATCTCTTCCTGAATAGAGCTGTACCACATTCTAAGCGCTGGATTAGCTTTATGATAAAGGTCCATAAGTTTCTTTGCTTCAGCAAGCTTCAACCCAAGTCTATTAGCAAGTACCTGTGGACCAGCAGAATACGAAGTTGCGTGTCTGACAGTCTTTCCAGCAGTTCTCTGCTCTGGAGTAACCTGATCAATATCTATACCAATCATCTGAGCAAACGTAAGCTTATGAATATCGTATTTAGCTTTCTCAGTATGAGACAATCCAAAAGCATCTTTGAACATTTGTTTCAGCTTCTGATCACCAACAAGGTATGCCACAACAACTGCCTCAGCTTGTGCATAGTCAGCCTCAATGATTTTCCAACCAGGTCTAGCCGTATACATCTTTCTTGCTTCCGGGGGTATGTTCTGTAAATTGCCGCTACCGAAAGGAAGAATAATTGACTTTGAAGAACTCCATCTACCAAAGCTTCGTTTAGTTTTCTTTGTATCTTCTTCATCGTCGGAAGCAGCTCCGGTGATATTATAACTCGTATGAACCCTATTCTCCGGAGAAAGTTTAACATCAAGAAAACGTAACAATGTACCAGCTTTTTTGTAGTCCAAAATAAGATTGAAGACAGGATTGTCTGGAACAAGTCGAGCAAGAGTTCTAAGAGCTGCGGCATCACAAGTCATGGTGCGAGTATCTTTAACGGACTTTCTTCTCTTGTACTGAACAGGAAGTCCAAGATCAAAGTACAGAAGCTGTGACATCTGCTTCGGGGAATTAAAGTTTATATCCTTACCGATAAGTGCAGAGAGATCAGCCTTTAATCTGTTTCTCTTTATGGTCCAACTTTCAATAAGCTCTTGCTGCTTCTCAACGTTGACTTCAATTCCCTGCAGCTGCATCATAAGTGCCACAGGAATTAAGTTCATCTCAAAGTCAAACGTATGCCTGACTTCCTGCGCATCAAGCTCTTTATCAAGCACCTCAGCAATACCAAGAGTATTAGCTGCATCAGCAGGGTTGTAATCTTTAGTCTTTGCAGAGCCATTCTTCCACGGAATAACGTCCAGACAAATAGAACCAAGAAATCCAAGATCTCTTGGCAACTCTGGCCAGCACACATGTGCAGCAATCAGCGTATCCATCCACAGATTCTCTACTAAGATATGCTGATTATACCAAAGGACGCCAATATCATAAGCTCCATTCTGCATAACACATTTCTTACACTCTACAAGTCTAACAAATGTCTGCCATAAGAGCAACTCATCCTTCTCTGGTAGCGCCGGGGCTCGGCCTTTAATAAGGAAGATTGATATACCAAAGTTAGGATCATGGCTAAGACCAAGTTCTTCAATGTGACTACCGGGTTGCACTGTTTCAACATCTATAGCAAGTTTGGTAAACTCAGGACTCGCTATCATCTCCTCCATGTAATTGATAAAAGTTCTTACGTCAACACCGGGCTGAAATACTTGCTTGAACTCAGGCATCCCGGGAGTTTCACTATTCCTAAGAGCCTTACGCAAATCCAGTACAGTTTGAAAGTACAACTTCCAATCCCAGTTAATTGCTTGTGGGTGATAGGTTGGTAGTACTTTCACACCTGGAACAAGTGTAGATTCAATTATATAGCCACGAAAATCTGAGATCTTCTTTTCTCCAGTCAACGCCCACAATGCAGTAGATCCTAGTGCCACAACTAAGTTTGGCCTATAAAGCTCAATATCTCTTTTGAGTTCATCTACCCATTCTGCCATTTTAGGCTTGGGAATTGTACACCTCTTGTCTTCGAAGAAATAAGAAATCTTGTTTGCTGGTGGTCGCTCTTTCGCTACATTAGTAACAAGGCATTGATATCGAGCAATCCCAGCTTGGCTAAGTAAATTGTTAAAAGTAGTTCCCGCATAGCCAACAAAAGGTTTACCAACTTTATCCTCCTCAGCACCGGGGGCTTCTCCACAAAACATAATAGCAGCATCAGTGGGTCCAGCAATTTCAACTCTCATTATTTACTCCTCCCTTATCTAAATAAACACTTTTCATAGTAGTCTCTGGAAAAGCTGATTTAAAATAAATCATATCATCTGTCATACCAGAGCTTATGCCATGATCTCTAAATACCCAATACTCATCAGCCATTGATCCCCAAGCCTGTCCCATTTCCATACCAAGCTTTCGTTGTTCTGGATTACTGTCATTAAGAAAGTTTGGGTAAATATAATGAGTTGCAAACGGAGCATGGCCTCTGCTTATTACATGAGCTATGCAAAGCCGTAGGTAAGCTTCGTGGAGAGTTATATCTCCTGAGTACGGAGAAATTATAAGTATTCGTTTCATTTTTGTTCCTCCAAGTTTAAAGGTAGTCTAAACATGCCGTGTGGGTCCGTCATTGCCCGGTGGTGGCGTGATCTATTTAAATAGGTGTTATGGTATGTCCTACCTCGAGATCACCCAACGTGGGGCAAATGAGGACGCTTCTATAAATAATTATCTTCCAGATAAATAGTTAATATTAAAAATCGTTTCTTGATGTAAAATAAAATCTTTTTGATTCTCTCGATAATATTTTTCCCAAGTCCCTCCAAATTTTCTACTCATTCCGCGCCAATCGGCTATCATTTGTCTAACATACTTCATAGGCATTGGTAGAGCAATAATTTCATCTTTCCGCGTTACTGATACCCAGTAATTCCAATGGTGCTTATTTCGTTTTTGGTGATGATTCCAGCCCTCTAAAAAGTTAAGATCATCTTCATCAGACTTTTTATAGTTAGTTGTTCTACTTTTTGCATAAAAAAATTTTGCGTATGGTATAAATTCTGACGGACGAAACTTTGATAAGTCATGAGTAATAGCGTGAAAGAACATTCCCATTTTTAAACACTCAATACCAACATTTTTCTTATGCTCAATTATATACTTTAAATATTCCCAATACATCTTAATTTTCCTTTCCAGTCACATCGTCAATATTTGACCATTCTTAATTGAACGGTAATATAATTTTACTTTTACTTGGTGGCACAGCAGTAACTATTGTAGTATCCACATTCTCAAAATCAAAGTCGTTAATACCAGCAGGAACAATAGCTACTTGCTCAGATTCTCTATCAGGTTTCAGTAACTTACAGCCCTTTTTATCGTCTACCTGAGCCATGATTTCTTTACTAGATTTTCTAGTCAGGTATCGAACTACACGATTCTCAGCAACAGCCATATTAATTGCTTGCTGCGTTGTCTGAATATCATCGTAGGTAGGCTTTACATCAGTTGGATTACTTATTGTCTTTGACGTTATAAATTCAGGTTCTCGCATTTACTTCCTCCTCTCTGTCAAAACACTCTAATGCAGAGACAGCAACAGCAATTACTTGCACCATCTCTTCTCTGTAAGCTTTAAGATCAACACCCTTTCCACAAAGTTCTTTGCAAGCTTCGCCAACTTCTTCCATTAAAATTATCATCCAATAAGCTGGTGAATGATTTTGTACTCCCCACTTTTCATGCTGTTTTGCTATTTCTTCTTCTACTTCATCATAAAGATCCATTACTTATTCCTCTCCTGCCACTGAGACATTCTGGTTACGGCCGCAGCGTAAGATTCCACGGCTAATTCACAGCCAGTTACAAGCAACTTCATTTCGCAAGCAGCTTCAATCAATGCACCACTGCCCATAAATGGATCATACATCTTCTGCCCAGGTACAGTTACTCTGGAAATTAATTCTTTACATAGAGCTACAGGTTTTTCAGCTTGGTGAATTCGTTCTGAGTTAAGTACTTTATCGCATTGAATCCAGTCAGGTTTACCCTGTAGTACAATTTTTGACTCAGGTTTTCTTGCAAATAAAATAGCCTCATAAGTAGAACTAGGCCATCTTTCTGGCTGATTGTTTTGCCCAGACTTTCCCTTAACCCAAACCATAGGCCACTTTAATACATCCCACCCAGCGTCTAGCATTATGTCGTACACCAACTGAAATATAAACCTATCCCTGCCGCAAAATACATAAGCATGAGCATTATCCTTACAAAAACGGAAGGACTCCACAGCAAGAAGTCTACACAAAGAAATAGCAGTTTCAAGATCGTCGTCATATTTTATACCTGTAGTTGTTAAATCTCCTCCGGTATGCCCACCAACTGACATAGCATTTTTATCTATATCAATTCCATAAATTGGATCAGTAAACAGTAAATCAATAGACTTGTCTTCTATTGTGGGCATGTGCTTAATCGCGTCCGCATTAACAAGATCGAAGTGACTGTTAACTTTAATTAATTCCTCAAACGTACTTAAGGCTTCGATGTTATTTGCTATTCTTTGCAGACCTTTGTAGGAGGATTTAATTTCACTCTTAGTCTTTGCTTCACTAAGGTTGGGGAAACTCTTAAGCATCTCCGCTATGTTCATAGCTTCGATAACAGTTCCCTTTGTCTTGCCGATGTCCTCAGCAGCCTTTTCAAGAGTGTATCCACCCTGCTTTCCTTGGGTAGGTTTGCCAAGACGAGCTTGTCTAAATTCTACCAGACTAGCTATTGCAATAGACTCTTCAGCCGGAGTTAAATTCTTCCTTTGCACGTTTTCTTCCAGCTCCATCTCCCGTAAAACTAATTGGTCCATTTCGTCAGAGAAACAAATCTGTGCTTGGAACTGCCCAAGGATACAGGCGGCAAGTCTTCGTCCTCCCGCAATAAGCTCCATCTTTCTGGTAACTACAATGGGCTGAATTTGTCCATAAGTTTTAATAGATTCTACAAGCTTCTTTATCTCCCCGACGTCTTTCCTTTGCCTGGGCCTGTCTCCACTTAGAATTACTGTGGATGGGTCTACTGTGTGAATCTTAGCGTCAAGCATATTTATTCCTCCCCAAGCGCGCGCAGCGCTACAACGTCTTTCTTTTTAAGGCCTAATAATTTCATTAAAGTTTCTTCTTCTTCGGTGAGTACGATCTTAGCTTTCGAGGCTTTCTTTGCGGTCTTTTTCTTCTTAGGCCATGTGGAAGGTTTAGCCATATCTTCAGCTCTGCGGAGTCTGTAGTCAGTAATATATTGAGCTTGTATTTCTGGAGTAGCTAAACCAAAATTCTCGTACAGATTTTCTAATCTCATTTCTTACTCCCTTTTCTTTAAAAAGGTGGCGAAGGGGAGTAGGCTGGAAACCGTCTGCAGGAAAATCAAGGAAACCTACAAAGGAACCTACTCCCCGAAGTTCGGAACAATGTATCAGCGGGCAGGATTCGAACCTGCACGGAGTGAAGCAGTCTCCGGGAAATATTCTCCTGTAGTCCCTGTGTCTACCAATTCCACCACCGCTGACATACTCTCTAAAACATCTTACTCTTATGCATCCGGTTAATCTGATTGCTAAACCTGCCCTGATACTCGTTAATATCTACATCAGCATCTACTTCCAGACCGACCCATTCAACTTCGGCAAGGGACGTAGCAATCTTCGCCGGAGTAGACATATCAATACCGAGCTCTTCGGAAAAATCTTTGAGCATATTGATCTTACTCTGTCTCTTGTTATTTCTACCGGACTTAGTCAACTCGTCCTCATCCCCAGGTTTCGGGAGCCAGTTACGGTAGTAAACATAAGCTCCATCAATTGGAGTTTCTCCGTCATTCATTGCTCCGCCGTTGTCGTGGAGACAAACACTCCACGCAATACAAGACTTCGCTGGCTCAAAGGAAATTTTTGTAACTACTCCGTGATAGCTACCTTTAGGAATAAGCGGTTCGGGTTTGAACTCATCATCTACATTAAAGTCCAGCTCACCTAAGCTGTCACCAAGATCATTTCCTTCAGCGTTATCAACTTCTGGTTCTGCGCTTGCTGCTTGTTTCTTAGCCATTGTGATTCTCCTAGTTGTTAGTAATTGTTAGTTAGTAATCCTTATTCTTTTTCTCCTTTTCTGTTGTAGTGTTAGTATAATTTATTTCTTTTTCTTTCCGGTTAAATAATCCATATAAAGCTGGTAGTCATTTTCGAGTACTTCTGGCAACAAACCAGCTCTACCAGAAGCTCTACTTCGTCCGTGGTTTCTGCCAATAGGAACTGTTTGGATCATCCACTTAGTTTTCCCGCCTTCTCTCTTAGTAGTATGGTAAGCAACTTCATCAAAATAACTTGGTACATCACCAGAAAGTTTACCAGTCAAACTTGGCTCGACACCTACAATAGCGCCATCCTCATCTTTAATTGGGTCAAGATGAGCTATGAAGATTAGGTTACAGTTAAGATTTAACATTTGTCTGAGCCTGCCCTCCATGAGATTTTTGACCATTGCATAATGTACTTGCCACATTGGGCCGTCAGTTTTACTTCTCCGAGGATCTAATTGTAAAGCTTTCTCCATACATAAATCAGTCATTGCACTAAGGTTATCAATTATTACTGTTTGATATTCTTCATCCTTAACATCTTTCTTTACAACAACAAAATCTTTTTCAAACTTCGACCAACCAAGTGGACTAACATCGTATTGCTCATAAGTAAAATCAAGTCCTCTATAAGAAAGAATTTCTCCACCAAAGTCAAAAACAAATCCAGGAGTTGGAAAACTAGAAGCAAAAACCGATTTTCCAGTTCCACTATTTCCTACACTCATTACTTTAAGCCATTCACTGTTTACTGAAACATCTTTAGCGTTGGGCATTTTCTATTCCTCCTTAAATGGTCAATTATTGACGTTTCTTGGTCGGGGATACTGGATTTGAACCAGTGACTCCGTGGTCCCAAACCACGTACTCTAACCAGACTGAGCTAATCCCCGTATTACTGCGGCATCTAGTCTAATTAAAACCCTATCTTCGTTAATATCATAGCCTTCTGTATACCGTAAACCAGATGGTAATACTTTAGCGCCATATACGGCTCCTGGAACAGGAAGTTCTTTCTTTGTAAACGGTCTAAATATTGCCCCAGATTTATATTCAAACTTCAATCTACTTTGTAAAGCATACAGCATTGGCTCGATAGATCTTTCATCTTTAATTGCTGTAACATAAAACCAGGAAATATTATCAACTGGAAGAAGTATATTACTTTCCGACTGAAAGAATATTCTATTAGCAACCATAGGACTTACAGTTAAAAGTCCAATAGAGGCTAACGCAGATTTCATAAATCCTCTTCTTGTAATCATCAGTTATCCAAAACATCCCAATGCGCTACATGAAAGCCTTCTGTATTTAACTCGCTGGGGTGAACATGCTGCTGGCAAAGCCTCAAATACGGACAAGCTCCATACTGAAAACAGTTGTCAAAACTTTCAGGCCAATAATCTTCCTTAGTATGAAAGTAGATTTCTCTTGCTGTATCAATGAAAGATAATTTCCATGCTTCAATATCCCCATTGGTGTACAGTTGTGGTACTCGTCTAAAGTCATAACGAATCTTACCGTACTCACCAGTTTTCTTTGACCGAGTAGCTCCGATATAAGCAAAAGAAAGGAGGCATCCAGCGGGGTCAAAGTCAAGAATCTTCTTACCGGCATAGGAGTATCCTATGAGCTGTGGAGATCTGTTGGCTTGCTGAATTACTTTGTCAAGATACCATCCAGTAGTTTTGAAGTCAAACAACCACTTGGAACTATCCATTTCTACGCAGAGATCTATTTTACCCGTAAAGATAAGTGACGGAAGTTTTGAAAGAATCTTATCCTCAACCTTGTTCTCAGGTTCGATATGGCACTGAAACTTCTGCTCTGTAGAAATGATCTTCATATGGTTCTGATCATCTGTAAAATAATCCAAATACTTACTAAAACCATTTACAGCGGTGTTGAAGTTTTTAAAGTCGTCGTAAAATTCTTTGGCCTCAGAATCCTTAATGTACGTTTTTTGGCCAAGCTCAAGACCATCAGAAACGGCTTGCATAAGTTCTGTAGAATCAGCTGGCCAGCCATTAGCTACAACCCATTTGTGAAATCCCTCTTGGATTGCGTGCCAGCAAGATCCGTAACGTAAAGCAGTTGAGCCAAAGTTACTTTGCAGACCCATGATTACTTGTAAAAGATACTTCATCTTACAAGATCTAAATGTATTTCGTTTAGAGTTATCCAGTACAATTTCGGTCATTATTTTCTTCCTCCTTAGTCGTTAAAAGTAAAGTCGCAATCATTGTGAGCTGATTTACAAGCAGGATTTTTTATCTGTAAAGAACTTTTGAAATTGCCTATGTCTTTCATCTCTATCTTCAATCGGAGATATATTTAGCATTTGTTTAGTAGCGTACTTCCACTGTTTATACTCTTCTCGACTTGAAGCACAAATAACTTGAATAACTGTACTACCTAAAGTCACTTTAAATCCAAGATAAACAGGATTTATCTCACTTTGGTCTTGAACTTCGATTCCTTCTTCGGCTAAAATCCTTCTTATTATATCCGCATCCCAATAGCACATAACAAAATCCCAGTCAGAATCCTTTCGTGCTGGACCAAAAGCTCGTGTACCAGTTAGTGTAATCTCCATATCTTGCTCCTTGATTTTATAAAGAGATGAAGGGCGAAGGAAGCATTGTACCACTTCCTTCACCCAGTAAACGAGCCAGGAGGAGGATAGAACCTGGCTCGGGAGTTGGGTCATGAGCGAATGTACTAGCCCAACAGACCCAGACTTGTCAGAAGACCCTTGGCAATTTCCTTCTCTTTACCTTCAGGCATGGCATCGAATTTCTCCATGATACCCTTCTTAGTAATCTTCGCAGCAGCCGGGGCACGAACAGACCAGTTGCCAGCCATGAGGCCTTCGAAGACTTTGTTGATGGAGTCAATAGCTTCTTGGCCCTTTTTACCAGCAGCGGCATCGCCCAGTTTATGGCTCATACCAAAGCAGCCGAATGAATCCTGGATAGCTGCGGGCAACTTCTCGAAGTCAAACTTCAGAACTGTGCCAGTTACACCTTCAACGATTGTCAGAATTTTTCCTTCGATTGTCTTGGAAAGGCGTTTTACTTTTTTCTTCTTCTCTTCTACCGGGACTTCTACATCTGTCTTTACAGCTTCAGCTTTTGCCATTGTAAATCTCCTTCAGTTAAGTGTTTGTGGTACTTGGTAAATTTTCCTCTTTATACAACCCCATATACTTCTTTATAGATGTCTCAATCAGTTCATTAAGCGTCAACTGCGGCTCATGAACGAAAGCAAACTTAGAAAACTCTCTGTGATCTTCGTCTGAGACAGACGCTTGAATGTACCGCATAGATTAACCTCCTTTCGTAAAATTGATCCTTCATCATGTTCACCAATATAACATATATAAATTCAGATTGCAAGAATTATATTCAAACTACAAAATTATATTTCAGGGTAAAATTCACCTACTTCCTCATCAGTTAAGCCATTCAAAGCTTCTTCAACTTCTTCTCTGCTCAGACCATCTTTAATTGCCAGCCTAATCATTCGATGTCTTTCGGGGTCAACAGAGATCTTAGACATGGTTCCATCAGTATCTTTAAAGAATGCTGTGAAAGGAGTGCGGTATTTTCGTTCCACTACAACGTACTGCTTCATAGCTTTCAAAACTTTATTTATAAATAATTGGCTGGCATGAACAGGATCTAAAGCTGCAAAATCCTCACGTTCTTTCTCAAGTGAAACTGCCAAGTCAGTTTGCTCAGTTTTATTCGCAACCCTGAGAAATATCGCCTGATCCATCTCTAGTTTTCGCGCTTCAGCAAACCATGTACTCGCTATTTGTGACATTTTTAAATCTCCTATAATAATTGTTTTGCTTCTTTAAATAATTGCTCATATTTATCTGGTAATTTATTAATGTAAGCAAATACACCAAAGTACTTTACTGCCGCGTAATTATACAATATTGCAGCTACTTCTTCTACAGTTACTGAGCCTAAATGAATATACAATCCATTTACTGTTATTCCAGCTATCCAATTACCCCTGTCTTTTCTATAGTATACACCCTTATATCTAGAAGCACAGCTACCTTTAGTTTTTTGTCTATTCCAAGTATTTTGTTGCTGTGTACAATATCTTAAATTACTTTTTTGATTATTAAGTCCATTATTATCTATATGATCTATTTGCAACTCAGAAAAATGTTTTTGACCGTAAATTTCTTTGTGCATATAAATAGATGCACCTTGATTTCTCATAGCATAATACGTTAATCCATGCTGCAGAACACACCACTTATGCTGACTCAATCGCTCAAAATCTTCATCATCTACTAACGCAAACTTATTCTGAGTTAATGGTATCTCTTTCATTTTCCCTCTCACATTTTTCGATAACTGCAAGTCTAATAAATTTTTGCATTTCCATTGCCAATTCAGCAATTACCTTTTTAGTTGTTTTAAATTGCTCTGCGTTTAGTGTACTATGAATGTGCTTTCTTGGTTCCATTTTATTCCTTTCTGCGTCATTATATAATTATAATATCATATGATTTTAAAGAAGTCAAGATATTTTTATTAGTTTAAATATTCTTCAAACCAGACTTTAGCTATCTGAGACAATTTTCTACCTCCTTACTATTGGATCAATCTCGTTACAAGTGCACCACACAGCAAGACACCCACATTCTGGACAGCGATCTTCTCCTTCTTGTGGAGTATATTCTTCCCATTGCTGTATATCTAGATCACGTTCCATCGCTTCATCTGCGTATTCTCCCATCTCATTCCTCCTCAGGTAAAAGCGTTTTAATAATGCCAGCTAACGCTGAAATCGCCGCACCTTGTTTGCCAAAATACTCAGCAACATTCTTTCCGCTAAAGGGTTTACCGCTATAATACTCTGCGTCGTTCTCTATACCTTTCTTAATCATTTCTAAAACTTCTTTTCTTCTTGGCATTCTTGCTCCCCCTTAAAATACGTATCAAGATCTTTTTGTAAATCAACAGAACACTCACGTTCCCACGAATCTCCGTAGTTACAGTACTCTAAATGCTCTTTAGCTCTTTTTAATAAAGCCTTTAATTTTTTGATTTCTTCACTCATTCCTCCTCCTTCTCCATTCGTATATCCTCAAGAGCTCGTTTACTTACTAAACCAACAAGGGCTGGTGAACTTGCTCTTGTAATCATTCTAACCAGCTCTATTTTCTCTTTTCCCATAAGAAAAGCTTCGCAATTACTGCAACAATCAAGCCTATCTTCTCGTAAGCATAACCTTGGTACTTTCTTAGCTTCTGCACCAGTTATATACTTATCCTTCCTCCACATTTTATCTGTATATTTAAGCATTCTTATAAATGTGATTGAAGTAGTCTCACACAAACAGCAATAACTTATAACCTTAAGAACTTTTACCTTCCCTGGGATTGGACTAACAACTTTCTCCTCCTTAACTAGCTTTAACCCAAATTTCTTAGCCAGCTTTAGATACATAATTCTTTCTTCTTCGGTTCCCTCCGGTATTTTGACTTCACTTTTCATAAAATACCTCATTTCCTTTTGATTTTTAGATATGCTTTACATTTCTGTGACCATAAAAATCCTTTAATCATTTCTGCAGTTACATCTTTCATTAGCGTAGCATTTTTTACTCTAAGAATAAAGTTGTTGTAAGACGGTAGTTTGGTTATTTTCACTACAACCTCCTATTCAAGTTCTGAAGATAAGGCGTCACGAGCAATAGATCGCATGTAATCTCTTGTTCCATTGCTACCAAATGCTGCTTCATAACTCATTTCATCAGTTTTCTCGTGGTCCCAATATCTTCCAGTAGGTGGGAACTCTCCAGACCACTTTACAATGCGCTTGAGTGCGGCTTCAAGCTCGGTTATTCTTTCAGCCACACCCGCGCCATTTCTTCGGCTCGGTCGGCTCGGTCACTTGATATTACCATTTCATCTACCGCAGCATTAAGCATTCCTTCTGATTCATCTAAAAGACTTTCAACCGCTGCTTTTAATGATTTCGGTTCTTTTAGTGTCGGCATCGCTGCCCGGCACTCTGGGTCATAGCCGTTGTGCATGGCCTTGACGGAATTTATCTCAGCCACAAGCGCGGCGTTCTTAGTTTCGAGGGCTTCAAGAGCCCGCCTAATTTGCTTCCAGTTCCAGTGCCCCGCAGAAGAACCGCACCCAGAACAGACCATAGGCACCTTAACGCCTGATTCCATTGGTATTAGTGTTTCGTCTTTCCCGCAGTATTTACACATTCAATCGCCTCCATTGATTTAAGTAACGCGGTCAATTTTTGACTTTTCTTGGTTATAATGATTTATACCATCTGAGAAAAATGGGACTTCGCGGAGCATCTATCGAGCCATGCTTCTGATATTTATAGGTTCCTATTTTGTTAAGAAATTCTGACGGATTTTCCCAAATGTACTTCCTCTCGTTATGGTCAAGATTTCCTGGACTACAATTAAAAGGTTTTTCCCACTCTTTACCCTGCATTATAAAACTACCAAGTGTACCAGCCCCAACCATGTTCTCTTTATTTTTCGACCGCTTAGTCAGTCCCATTTCGTCTATAAATTTTGGGTTAAGATTAGTCAGCTGCTCAGCAAGTCCTATGATAACTCCCTCAGTATCTTCATATGGCTTTCGTTTAAAGATGTTCATTTCGTTAAACGTAGCTCGACCTTGTTTATACAAGCCACTGGCTGTCCTAATCATTGCTCCTTCGTAACCCATTTCTAAGCAAGCTTGCTCGTACTGTAATACTGCGGAGGGTTTTGACAAAGCTATTTGCTTTAGAACTATTACTCGAGAATAGTTATTAAGAAATCTTTCGTAGTCTTTACTAATCCATCGGTCAAAGTAATTATCACTTCCAGTTAAACACTGATCAAAGACATAAAAATGAAAATCTGGTTCTCCATAGTGCCTGCGGAGTGGGCCGGTGGAAATATTGAAAGCATTAGGATCACTTGGATCGCCTATAGCAAGCTCACCGTCCAGCCCGCACAATTCAGGTTTACTTAGTTCTTTCATTACAAAGGGATTAGGTTGTGGTTTCATAGAGCTGGTTTTAGGTATCTCGTCAATCAGACATCTAAATCCATCTATCTTTGGAGAGCCAAAAACTGGGTATGGCAGCAACTTCAGCTCTTCGTCTGTAATTGATTTGTTGGGAGCTTTAAGTGGTCGTTTCATCTTTCTCCCCAAAGTAAATAGTTTTACCAGCACAAGCTTGCATAACACTTTTTCTGTTTTCGTTTAAGTGAAATAAAGCGCACCAAGTTCCACAAGGCATTGGAGCTTTTTTATACGGACACATAGCATATCCAAAATTATTATGCAAAGACATTCCTCCATGCTCAGTATTACCCAAGAGTCTAAAATTCATCTTATCCTCCTTCGTAAATCTGATATTGTATGAGCAAGTGCATCAGCTACAGTTGCTGTAGCATGACTAAAATCATCAGTATATTTAACAGACTTTTTATATATGCCTACCTCAGTTTCTAGTAATTTAATTTTACTCCATAATGTTTCTATTTTTCTAGCTTGCTCTCTAATTATTTCTTCAAGCTCTTTTTTAAGCATCATCTACCTCCTTACATTCTTCGGGGTTATGAATACAAAAGCACCAAGCATCGCTGTTTCCTGAGTTTACTTCAACATTATCACAAGTACAATCCTTCAATCTAAGATACGGACAATGTCCATAATTACTTTGATCTCCTGACTTATCCTCTTCCTGTAAGCACTCTACTCTTTCCATTAGAGGCAATCTCCTTTCATTGATCTTTCAGGGCAGTCAGAAACACGTAAGTCTAAAGTTCCGTCAAGAAGATTAACACCTTGACCTCCGGGGATTTGTCGCATAGTACCATACTGAATATTTATAAGAACTGAGCATTTGTCTTTAAATTTTAGTTCAACTCCTGCTCCGCAAGATCGCTTCTTTACTTTTATATAAACTGAATTGGGAGCTCCTGCAACGCCAGTAATTATTGTTCCATACTCAACATTGCCAATAGCAACTTGGCCGGGGATATGTTCTGTAACATTAATAGATAAACTCATTTTACTTTCCTTTCAGTAATTGTTGGTCAAGTAGTTCTTGTGTGAGGAGAAGAATGCGTTCACTAAAAGCATTTATAAAGCACAGTTTAAATTTAGAGTCTCCTTCTGGTAAAGTTTTATATCCTTTTATTTCTACAAGCGCTTCCTTTCTCCACTTCGTCAGCATTCTTTTTGAGATTGTCACTTAATCCTCCGTTTTACTGTCTGGTCGTTGCCAGATTTAAGTTTTAAAAGCCAAGGTGAATGGTATCCATCACTGGTATGACCATAAAATGCCTTGGATTGGTTTAATGGAGCTGGAGTTTCAAGCCGTGCGAAAGCTAACAGCAGTAAGACCACAATGATCTCAGCTATTAAGGAACTCCAGCCCCATGTACCAAGGCTCTCTTTCATTAATTTCTTTTCATGCTTGCTTCGTTAAATCCATCTGTACGACCATGAGCATAACCAAGTATTTCTCCTGCATTATGACCTCTAGCAAATTCTTTTTCTAGACAATTAGGACAAGGCTCTGTAATAATTGAGTTATTATAGATTGAGCCAAATCTTGTAAGATCTACCCCGCACTCACCACACTCAATTTTTAACTCTACTCTATATTCTACTGTCATTTTTTCCTCCAAGTCTATCCATAATATAAGTTTGCAAGAAAACTCTTTGAAGTTCGCTATTTTGAGTAATAAGTGCAACCAGTCCGTGGGAAAGAATCTCCATATTGCCAGCGGAATTTAGGCTCATACATAAACTATCTGCATTAGGATTATCATCATCAGCAAGAATAACTAAACTGGATTTCTTTTCCTCAGATGCTTTCTTCATCACAAACTGAAAAGATTCTGAAAGTGTTTCGAATACTTCTGAGACGTCTTTATCTTTCATTTTTATACTCCTTCAGTATCTTTCTCACTGCTGTAGCGTCATCCCCTCTCCAGTGAATCATGTTATTAAGGACATAAAGAATTTGCGTTTCAAGCTCATTCCCAGTCATACTCAACCCGGCAAGAGCATAATCTACGCAGTAATTAAGTGCCTTAGCGTCTTTGTTCTTTACAATAACTCTCAATGCTTCATGTACGGCAGCGACTGTTGGGTTGCTCATTACAAATCCTCCCTTTATAGATTATGGATAGTCTTTTCTTAGCCTCTTTTAATGCAATACAAAGTTTGATAATTCTTTTCTTGTCTACCTTTCTTTGTCGAGTGAGTTCGTTTATACTATCTACTCTACTCCACTCCTCAAGATACTCTTCAGACGTTCTTTTCCAGTTACGTATTGACTCATCTGACGGACAGGCTTTCATTTTGAGTACCCCAAATTAAACTTTCCCTCTGCTACTTTCTCATGGTAGTAACAAAGCGGCTTTTCTTCGTGCTGGGTTCCAAATGCCCAATGAGCCATAATTTTATCTGGGCAAGCAGCTCCACGATACCAGTAGCATAAGGAAGGCTTACTTTTATCTACCTTTGGCATAACTTCTTGATTACATCCACGACTGGAACATTGCATAATTTCCTCCATTAATTGTTTACTTCATAAGTACATAATACCACGATAACGCACAGAATACAAGGAATTTATGTAAGCTGGTAAAGTATCTTTATTTCTCCCTTTTACCAGTTAATAAGTTAAGCCGTTTCTCTAATACCAAGCATTTCTTCATAATTCTTGCTCGCTCAATCTTACCAGCTGTCTCAAATTTCTTTTCCAGCTTTTTAATCTGCTGGTAAATCTTCAACGGCTCATTTTTCATTACTTCCTCCTTTATTTTCTTTTACTGACATACCAAACAAAGTACCAAGTATTAGTCCAAGACAATAACTAAACAATCCCCATAATACTGGCATTAAATTTGTGTAGTCCATTATTTTCTTCTCCTCTTCAACCAACGACTTACTTTGTAAACTGTTATTGGTAATACTGCAAACACCACGACCCAGAACAGTAACACCCAAAGCAGAGTCTCCATTAATTCAAAGCCTTCCAGCACCAAGCATATCCACACATAACTCCGAATATGAAAAACACAATTCTGATAGCTACTACTTTAAAGGTCGTATCTTGTACAAGGTATATTGACATCAGTAAATCTCCTATTCTTTATAGAATATAGTTTTTCTTTTCCAGTCGATAGACGGACTTTTATCTTTAGTCCTCGGGAAAAGGTCATAAACAGTTTCCCATAATTCTTTCTCTGTATGCTCTATATACTCACATGCCGCAGCAAATCCGGCTCTTGCTTTTTTTCTGTCTTCATTTTTTGGTTTAAGATAAGCAAGTTCATTTTCTGTTAAGTCTATTATGTTAAGTTCCATGATTTCTCCTTCTAAGTGAATTTAGTCAATATTTGACCTTTCTTTGTTATTTCTCTACCTCAGCATCTTTTTCGTTATAAAACTTAGTAATTGCTTCAGCAGCCCGGGATATAGCATTTCCTGATATATAGCCGTCAAAGCCGGGAACGTCGTCAAATACTTTACAGATAAAAATTTCGGCAATTATTTTCTCAGGAACTCCTCCGTCTTTATACAGTGACATAGTTTTGTCGTAAAAGTCTTTAGTCATTTTGATTCTCCTTTGGCAGCGAAATAATAGTATAACCTTCGTCTGTGGCGATATTAAAAAACCCAAAGTCAAATCTTGACCCAGGAATAAACCGTTTATGATCTGATATAATTACGCGCATCGCTTTGCCATAGCCCCACTCTTCTTCTGTAACCCATTGAACAATTATAATTTTCATTTATTTCTCCAATTTATATTCTACTTCATTAGCTTCATACTCAGCTTTCCATTCTTCGTAAGACTGGTTTGTGCCTTCATCCAAGTATAAATCGTAAAGCAAATTATCTTTCCAGTCCGCTGGATAGCATCGAGGGCAATCAGTTGCCCCGCAGTTGCATGGTTCTTTCATTCTACTGTCTCCGCAGTAAATAATTTATCAAATTGATCTGCTAACTTAGGAAATACAATCTTCAACTGATCTTTATACTCTTGGCTAATTTCAAGTATTTTTCCTTTTACTATAAGGTCAAAATCAGCTTTCCATTGTTCCGGTATTTTAAAGACCCAGGACGCAAAAGTACTGTCAAAACTGTCATCAAAGTCAACTACAAACCCACTCATCTGCCGCATTTCTTGGTTTTCTTCTAAATACCCTTCTCTATTTCCTCCGCCAGTTCGAGTATAAATATGTATAAAGTTGTTATACTCTTCGTGCTCTGAATCAGATAAGAAACAATCCCTGAAACGGGGATATTCGTCTGGATGCTTACCAAGCATTGGAAGAATATAAAATGTTGCTTGAGTTGTTCCGTGCATAAGATTGTATAAACTCATATTAATACCCCGCTATAGAGCTTTTATAGTTAGTATAACTCCCAAGTACTTTACACTTCCTGGGTACGTTGATTTTTGCTGCATAAACAGGACTTCCTTTTCTGGTGTAAGTCTTCTTTGCTCTGCGGTACTCAGCTGGAGTTGCTTCAAAGACAAGCCCGCCTTTTCTGATCTTCTTTGCTTTTCTTCCGTTCATATTAATTCTCCTTTATTGCCCAAAGGGGCAGTGATCGGGGCTTGCTCCACCAGATAAGCTGTGCAGTAACTCCGGTATACCGTAGCCGTCTTCTGGCTCTTTGCTAAAATCACATTCTCCTTGTTCCAGCATTGCGACATAAAACTCAAATTCTACTTGGTGCAAACGCATAGCTTCTTTGAAATCAGATTTTGGGTAGTAATTAGCTGCTGAAGGGCCAATAAGACAAAAAGGTATTTGCTCTTATCTTCTTTATCTATAATTGTAATCCCTATATCAAAGTCGCAGCCACCTACTATACCTATTCCGCAGCCATTTGTTTTTGGCAAAATCTTTACTTCTTTACCTTCTAAATATGAATAATCTTTTTCTTTCATTTCAAGTCCTCCCTTTTTATACTACACCTAAATCTATGCAGTGTTGTTGAATTTTATTAAAGTCCCCATTTCCTTCTTTGATAGACAATTTAACTTGGTCTAATGTAGTAGAAGGAATAATACATTGTTTAGCGTTTGTAATAAGTTTAATGAATAATTTTACTTCGTCTGAGTCATTGCTGGACTTAATTAAACTTATACATGCAATAATATCAGTACACGATTGAGCCAGTTTAAGCATTTGTAACATATCTCTTTCTCCCATCACAAATCCTCCAAGTTTAGTTTCTCCCGCTTTTCAACATCCTGCGGGATTAGTGGTTTTTCTTCTATATCCTGAACCAATTCCTCTTCTTTGGCTAATTCTTCAAGAATATCAGACTCTGACCACTTGTACGGTCCAGTCATAATTTCAAAAATTTCTGTGTCTGATATTTTATCTTTTAGCATTTTCTTAAGAATAGCTAAATCTTCGGAATGAGCCTTTTTACTGTCAACCAACTCAACTAATTCTCCATCTTCATCCAAGGTGTATAGTTGTAACTCTTTCCTTGAATAAATTTTTAGGAACAACTGACCGTCTATTTCTACTTTTGTTATTCCTACACTTCTTGCGGCTTTCTTAAGTGACTTGTTTTGTTCCAGCCTTTTTCTTAGCCTAAAAGCTGTAGTACGCAGAACATTTCTGTTCCTTTCATCAGTACATGGCACAAGTACTAAATCCATGCCACCTACTACATTTTCAACTGCTTGTTCAATACTCAACTTAATCACCTCCTTAACTAAATAAAAGATTACTCAGGTTTTTGGAAATCTTCAAGTTGTTCACACACTCTTTCATCAAGCTCAGTAAATTCTTCAGCAGTGATATTAACTTCACGCATTTGGTCTGCCGCCATTTCTTGAAGTTTTATTTGTGAAAAGAAACCAAGTTGTGTAGCTCGTAATAATACCAGTAACTTTCGAACATCTTGACCACATTTGTCATTCCAGAGAATATAAATATCAGTACCATAAATCTCCCATGTATCAAGTAACATAATTGCACCAATACCTCCCATTAAAGCTTGCGGGTCTATTGCGGGATGCTTTTTAATAATATCTAGCATAATGTTAAGCGATCCAGGATTTCCTTTTGACATCTTTATAAGCATTGACTGTGGTGTATCAGTTAATTCGATAATAGCCATTTTTAGATCTCCTTAATTAAGTATAATTGTTGTGAATTAAATCCTTCCGGCAATCTTTGCTGCAACAGCGGGATAACGTCTACCATCAGCTATGACAATAAACGGACTATCTATGTGAAGTGTGGAAGCATTAGCAATTTCAATCTGAGCATCAGATAAATTATGCAGTCTTTGTTCCGGGCTGCCACGATACAGACAAGCTACTTTGAGGCTGTACCCAGTTGCTTTGCGGTTGGTCTTGTTCGCCCTAAGTCCTTTTGAATTCAGCTTGTTTCTTTTCATTTTAGAATCTCCCTTGCTGTGGTTAGTAAGAATGGTCAAAAATTGACCAATTTTGCTTGGTTTAAACAATCAACCTTAACCACAAGAAACCCTAACACTATTCCCTGTGGTTAAGTTAAATTGTTTACATGAATACCTCCGTTGATTAAGTGTTTGGTTCAGCGAATGACCGGGATTATATTCTTTTTATTTCCCTTTCTTTAGTCATTCTTAAAGCACATTCAGGATGAACATCAGCACAGCTTTGCCAACAATCTTCAGCTTCTTCATTACTGTTTGATCGACCATACAGTACCCAAGGATCACTAATATAAATTTTGTAATAAATTCTAAACATTTTCAAATCTCCTTGTTTAAATTTTCATTCCATATACTGACTATACCATGTTACGAACCAACTGTCAATGATTATATAACAACTGTAACATTTATAACAAAGCAATATGTTCGTCTATTTCTTTGTCTGAATAACCATCTTTTCTCATAAGATACATCATTCGCTGTACATCTTGACTTGGAACAGTAATTATATTATCTTCTGGCTGCAGAACTTCTTCACCAAAAGTAATTAATACATACAGTTGATAATGAGCAAAAGCTTCTTTTTCAGTAGCAAAAGTTCCGAGGTGAACTGACTTTCCACGGTATTTTACTGAAGCTACCCATTTCTTTCCAGACGCCTTGACGCCGGGATATTTTGAGGTTGTTTCTGAGTGTCTATTTTGTTGGTTCTGTCTAACTGACAATACTCTAAGATTATAGTTTTTACAGTTTAAACCATCTCCATCTCGGTGATCTATTTGCTTACCTTTCTTGGTACGACCAAGTATAAATGTTTGTAATTCAAGTCTTTTATCGTATGCTACTATATAAGCATAGTAAGTTTTTCTGTGTGTTCCAGATTGCTTTGCTCTCCACTTATACTTTGATACTCTTTCGTTATCCCAGGGATCTACTTCAGCAACCTGCCCAGACAATGATCTTAAATTGTCATTCCATAACTTAATCAGACTCATTCCGTATCTCCTTACTTTGCACTGGAACAAATGCTCCATCTACAACTTCCAGTACTTGTTGTTCTTCTCTTTTAATCTTTACAACCCACTGTTCTCCAATTAGTTGTTTACTTATTTTAATCTTTCTTTGGTCGGTTGATTTCAGTTTTCTTCGCACACTAAACAGTGAAACTCTTTTTGAATCTGCATCTTTCTCGTTGTCGCAAAGAACTATAAATTCTCTGCCTTCAGTCAAAGCTAAATCAACGTACTCAGCATTTTGTATTACACCTCTTACTCTTGTTTCAGATTCCATTTTCTATCTCCTTGGTTGATATTAACAGCTTAAGTCGCCTGGTTCATGATATAAACTAACTATACCATATTTTAACCAAGTAGTCAAGGTAATTTATGTACCTATTGTAATTTAAATTAATAACTTTTGTACCAATGAAACAATGTAACCATGTAACAGGTATAGGCGTCCCCTCTTTTTAAATTACTATTTATTTTTAAATTACTGCTTACTGTTTTTAGATTTTCTTTTTAAGGTATTATTTTTATAATATATATATTTATATACTGAGAACTCAACACCAGAAACACTGAGAAGTAATTTAAAACGAAGCAGTAATTTAGAATATTTGGGGACGTCTACACCTGTTTCATCGTTTCACCGTTTCATTGTTACAAATGTTACTAAATATCTTATAAATTTTTAAGTAAATATGGTCGATATTTGACCTTTCTGGGAAGTTTGTTTCATTTAAGTAGATTTAAAAAATTTTTGCTATAAAAGAGACAGCATTACCTTAAATCTGGTGTAATAGAAATCCCCAGATAATTATATTTGCTATTATCAGTATTCCTAAAGTTTCAAGTAAAGCTATTTCAGCAGTTTTGTGCATTTTACTTAACATTTTGGACTCCTTTCAAATTTGCTTGCAAATTCATGCTTTCTATAGAAAGTACGGAGGGAGATTAAATTATCTGATACAATCAAAGGCTTTATATATTTTATTATAAAGTTGTTCAATTACACTTTCTGGATATTGTTCAGGACAATCAAGTACTGCAATTTCAATATAGTTTAGCTGCTGGCGGATTAATTCCATATTGTTTCTTGCTAATTCCAAATATGAGCGTTTATCATGTTTTTCCATATCTTTCTCCCTTCGAACCCTCCATGCTTTCTACTGAATACCTTCTTGCTTTGGTTAAACTACTTTTTCTTCTGTGTTCCCTTGACTTCAAGGGCCATAAATTCGGTCAGTTTCTTTTGATCTTCTTCCGTGAATGTATCGGGAAAAGTGATCTTTTTCAGCATCAGGCCTTCGAATGAAATTATTTTGCTGGTAGTCTTGACCGTATCAACAATCTTTTTGTTTTCGGCATTTGCTGTACCATTTGCCCTTGGTCCGTGAAGCTTGCCATCCAAAGCCAACTGAAACTTTGCCTTGGCTTTTTCAGCTTTGCCTTTGGCGTCCTTAATCATCGCCCCGGAGTCGGCCAGAATCTGTTTTGTCCCGTAGACCGTAAAGTGTTTTTGCACTTCATTGAAGTCGTTAAACGTAGGCCAGATCTTGGTCAGGTCAAATGTTTCCAGCGTAATGATCTTTGCATCTTTATCTGAATTGTATTCATTCAGGTTCAATGCGCCTTTGTCGGATATTGTCCAGTCTATCAATCTTTTCGCCATTTTTATATCCCCTTAATTTTTGATTGCAATTAAGAAGGTACTCAATGGAAAGCACGGATTTGATTAATCCGACTATTCAATGGTCCCAGTTTGTTTATTCGTTTTTGTCTCGTTTAGTTTGAATACCAAAAAATGCTGTTGGCATAACGTCAATTTCACGGCACTTTGGGCAAGATACTTCAAATGTTTTTGGCCCAAGGTATTTTTTAAAAACGTGCAAACAAAAATTACATTGAAATTCAGTCTTTTCCTTTTTCATAATGGCCTCCCGTTTTGGGGCCCATTAAAAAGTCGGATTAATTTTGGGAAGTCATCCCGCAAATTGTCAATGAACTTTGGGTTCGTTTCAATCGACCGTCAAGTCGGTGTCGTTTCAATCCCGTTACGTTCTGCCCATATATATTGCACAACGTATGCCAATTCAGCCATATATCTGAAATAAACGTAACCCATTGATATTACACAGTATATTGGTATATTGGTTAAATGCCCGGTTGTGAAATACTGTCCCGTTTAGTGTCCGCGATACACAAGTGTCCCACATTTTTCGGTCTGTAACATACCGTTATCATTGGGGATTAAAAGTGTATCATTAACGATGTGTTCGCAATTACTTAATGAATCCCATTCATTTGGTATGGTTGTTGCAAGCAGGTACAACCCCCCATATCCCTGCCGTTTTCGCAGCCGACCGCATGCAAGTAGTATGCCAACTGTATGTACATGAACCTGAACTCGGGTTCAGCTTTGCGGTCAACCCATACACTTCGACACTTCGACAAGTATCGAAAAGCGGTTTGCGTCAGATTGGTTCGGCTTGCCCGATCCTTATGGGGGGCTGGCAGGTCTTTGAGGTTTTGCTCTTTGTATATATAACACCCAGATTTCCCCAAGGTAAGAAAATAGAATGAAAAGTCTGGAAGGCAAAAAAGAACAAAAAAGAACAAATTCCCAGAATAGTCAAAAATTGACTCTATATACTGACAAATTATTTTATATAGAAACAATATAATCCTTGCCTTCTAGAATCATACATGGTATGATGAACTTACGTAATGGAAGAAGAATTGACAATTTAAATCTATGTAAGGGCAGAACAAACATGGAAGCAGCAGAACAATTAACTGAATTTCTTCGCGACAGCAGCAATATCCCGGAGCCTAAGGCAGACTTCAGGAAACTTGTTACAAAATATTCTTGCTTGGCCAAGCCCGGCGGGGACTCGAGTTGTACAAGATATTCCCCAGGACCCTCAGGTAACTGCAGTCTTCAAAACCAAGCAGCCGATGGAAGTTTCATTTGCCTTTACACAGGAGTATTGAACTGATGGGCGGAGCTAACTCAGGGCGACAGCCTCTTGACGTAGATATGGACGCAGCTCTTGATCTGCTTATGCGCGGGGAAAAGATCCCGGCGGTCGCAGTTGAGCTCGGTATCTCTGCTCCAACCCTCCGAAGTCGAATAGCAGACATAAAGAACAAACAGGGATTGCTGCTGCAATATAGAGAAATTCAGTCCCTTCAACTTACTGAACTACAAGCCCGAGTTCTCGAGGCTATTACACCCGATAAAATTGAAGATGCAAGCCTTAGAGATCTTGTTGCCTCTTATAAAATACTTAAAGATAAGGAATTAGTCGTAGAAGGAAAACCATCTGAGATAAAAGGTTTGGTAGCTCATTTAATCCACCTAGAAAAACAAGATGCTGCTTTAGATGATACTGATATTATAGAAATACAAGAAGGAGAAACTGTTTTACCAAAAAATGATTTAGTAAGTCAATTATCCCAGTTAGACGACAGCGGATTTTAAACGTGGGATAGGGTATGCAGCCCGAAAGGTAGTAACTCCACTACTTTCCCACTCTACTTAGGAGATCATATAAGGAGTAATATGATGAAAGAAATACAGCTTACGCAAGGAAGAGTAGCACAAGTAGATGATGAAGATTATAAATACTTAACAGAAAATTTTAGCTGGTGTGTTTCAGGTAAACCTGGTAATGAGTATGTTACAATGAATGGTAACAGTATTACTATGCACCGCTTAATTATGAGCGTCCCAGATGGTGTTGATATTGATCATAAAGATCATAATGGGTTCAACAACCAGAAGGAAAATTTACGAGCATGTTCTGAGACACAAAACATGTGGAACATGCGACCGCATAAAGGTAGGAGATTTAAGGGAGTTCATCTTCGCAAAGATAATAGTTTTTATGCGGCGTATATTTACCAATACGGAAAGAGATTTCATTTAGGGCAATATAACACAGAAGTTGAGGCAGCTTTAGCTTATAATGCAGCAGCGATTTTATGGCGAGATGAATTTGCTTGCCTTAATGAAGTCGATGGAATAGACAACGAGGAATTTCGCAAACATATTTTAAGTCAATCCGTCGATTATTGACCATTCTTGGATGCGGGCTGAGTTACTAGGTTAATACAGGCAACGCTGGGGAGCGACCTGGACAAACATTTCTAGTAATCTCAGCTCGCAACACCGGGCAATGTTTGGGATAAACCCGCCCCCGGCAGGGTCGTCGCCGTTGCGACGAACTGTACGGCAAAAGGATACAAAGTGATATCTAATAACTCACCAGTACAACCACCTAAAGAATTACCCGAAGAAGATGCTTTTAGGTTTGTAGTTAATTATAGTGACGATATCGGAGCAATTTTTAAAGTAGTAAAAGGAAAAGAATGCTGGCTGTTACCGACAAAGAGCAAATCGAAGCTTGTCTGCTAGATATAATCGGTAGTGTAATTAAAGCAGATTCGTATAAGTATAGATGTAGAAAATGTAAAACTCAAATGAGATCTTGGGAAGAATTAGATAGGCATCATATTATCTATAGACCCAAGAGACTTGTTTGGCTTTGTAGAAGGTGTCATTGTCGAGTAACTTATTTAAACGGAATGAAAGCAAGAGAAGTTCGTAGAAAGTTAGATAATAAACTCCGTTGGGAAGTATGGAGAGAATTTCTTAAGGAAAAAACTACTGAAGAAGAGTTTGAAGAAAGTGAACGTATAGTAGAAAGTTGGTTTGCATAAGGAGAATTAATAATGGCTGTAACAGGTCCGTATGAAAAAGAATACTCAAAAAGATACATAGGGCTTTCTACTGACACAAAGCCTACTGATTTTGTGTGTACTGGAAGCGAATTTTATGAATCAGATACTGGAAGTACATATCTTTACTCTGGCTCTGCCTGGGTATTAGGAGGTTAAGATGACTGTACGCGGACCTTGGGAGCACCCAAATGTAAAGTATTTTATGTGTCTTGCTGCTGATACAAAGCCTACGTTAGCACTGCACCCCGGCTTGAATCCAGGAGATAGGCTGTTTGAAACAGATACACAAACTTGGTATATCTATGGAGATGCGGTTTGGACTGTCTTTGTAGCAGCTGGTACTCTGGGAGCAATGACTGCAGCGACAGACCCGGCGTCGAGTGTAGCAACTACAGCTGCAATCATTGATGCTTATGTCGGAACAGTAATTACTTTGAACGGAGCTGGAAATGCTCAGACTCTTGCTACTCCGACTATCGCTACAGCCGGTAAAGTTTTTACAGTAGTAAATAATGATACCAGTACGAATGATCAAGATGTTGTAGCAAATACTGTTACCTTTACAATTACTCCAGGTGAGGCACAAAGTTTTATTTGGGATGGAACAGCTTGGGGACCTACTTCTATGGGGATTATTTCTATTCCCGTTACTGTGCTTCAGGGTGGTACTGGCAGAACTACAATAGCTGCGTATAGAGATGATTTGACTTTGCTTGGAGCTACAGAAAAAGTTTACATAGATGGCAGAACTACTGCACATACAGATCCTGATGGTATTTTATCTGTTGTTCAAACAACTGCTAGTAATGCAAATAAGTGTATTTATACCAGCCTAATAGATACTGCTACAGTTGGGCATATACTTTATGGGCAGTATACTGAAGTTGCAAGTTTTGCTGTTGTAACAGAAGCAGCACAGACTCTTTATGGTGAATATACTTCTGTGATAAAAAGTGGTGTAGATACAAGTGTAGCTACAACAACTCTTTATGGTGGGTATTTTGCTGCTTCGAATACTGGATCAAGTGCAGCAGGAGCTAAAAATACTTACGGTTTATTCGCATCAGCAGTTGGTGACGCAGCTGGAACAACAGTAACTTATGGGCTTTATGCAACAGCTACTGGGGCTGATACAAATTGGGCAGCATATCTTATTGGTAATGTTTTAATTGAGGGAAATCTTTCTTCTGGGTCAGAAGAAAATGTAATGACAGCAACTGATACATGGACAACTCAGGAATGTAGAGGGACATTAATAAGTAACCTTGGGCAGGGTGCAGCAGCTACTTATACTTTACCAACAGCTGCGGAAGGGTTGAATTTTACCTTCACTTGTGCAGTTACAGAAGATGTTCACATAAAGGCTGGAGCAAGTGATTTGATTTATCTTGACGGAACAGCTCTTGATGATGCTGATAAGGTGTCAAATACAGCAGCAGCAATAAGTCATAATATTACATTCTGGACAATAGAAACATCTGCTGGAGTTTATGATTGGCTCGCTGCAAGCGGGCCTGGTCCTTGGGTGGATGGAGGTGCTTGATGCAACCATCAATTAGAGCAAATATGGCTCCACAGTATAGTGATGTGAAAACTGAATATGATATTACTCTTGCCGCAGGTGAAATTGGTGGGACTGATCTTTGCTGCAATACCGTTGAGACAGTCGGCCCGAACCTCGTAACAGACAGCGGGTTTGATGATACGAGCCTCGGTGCTAATTCTGTTACCGGCACTGACTCAGATATGAGTGGGGCTAATAATTGGGGCAACAGCGGTTTGGCAACACTTGATATAAATACAACTGTCGCTGGCAAGATGTATATGCTTGGTAATGGTGGCGCTGATGATCTTGCTTTTATATTGGCAACAACGACAGTAGGAAAGACTTATTTTTTAACTTTGAAAGCTCGTTTAAATGCAGGGGCGTCTACTGCAATTTATGCAGGAACAGCCCTTACTGCTGCGGCGGCTGTTGCAGGAAATTGTTTCGCGCTTACTCCAACTGGAGTAGAGGCAACTTATTCTGGATATTTCGTAGCAGCGGCTACAGCTATTGGAATAGGCATTGCTGGTGTTGGCTTCAACGGCATAGCCTTTGAAATAGACGACGTAACCCTCCAAGAATGCACCTTCGATAGCTGGACCGCAGGCACCGGCTGGTGTCCAGATTGTACCGCAGGCGCACTGACCGGCAAGGCTCGTAAAGTTGCGGGAACTGCGGGTGGGATTTTTCAGGCAAGAGCGTCTACAGACAGAACCGACAGGTTTGCATTTACGATAGAAAGAACAGCGGGGACTGTTCGGTATAGAACCAGGGCGGCTGTCTACGGAACTACAAGAAGTGTCTCTGGGACGTACATAGAGGATTTGACTGTCTATGATGATTACGATTACACAGTTATTGCAGCCGATGCTGCTTTTGCGGGAACCGTAGATAACGTCACGGTTCGCACAGTCACAAACAAAAAAGCCAACGGCATTACCGCAGAAATCGACTACGACACTCAGCGCCTAATCACTTCAAAAACTGCGGCCTCAACGACAACGGTGTTGGATGATTCGACTGTTGTAATCAAAGAGGACTACACCGGATTCGCTGATAGCTCATCTGGTACCGCTTCAATCGCCACCAATGTAATTACAGTTACCGCGATGGACCGGGACGAGGATTCTTATGTCACCTCTGATCAGGGTGTAGGGGCGATTACTGATTTTACACATTGGGTGGATGTGGATGTAACTGCGCTGACGGATGCGACTAATTCAGGTTTTGGTGTGTGGGCTGTAGCCAGCGCCGACGATGATATGCTCGACATTAAAGATGCTGGTGGTGATGCAATTTTGGCAATGGCTTATCAGTCAACGGCTGATACGCATTATCAATTAAAGTTATACAATACTACTGGTTCTACAATAGCATTTATAGATGCGTCGACAGAAATTGCCGTATGCACTGTGCTATATTTATCTGTTAATCGCACTGGTACTACTCTGACCATTGAGATATATTCAACGGATGCCCTGCGTGCCGCTGGTGCCGCTGGAGATATAGACACTGTAAGCGGCACTGTGCAGTCAACTGCGTTACGGTATGTTTATGGGCTTGCGTCCTATAATGAAGCCGCTGTGACTGGTCGTGACGCATCAGGCACAATCAGCAACCTGAACCTATCCCCCGAGCGAACCTTAATTGCCCTCCACGACAGCGACAACCAACTCGCAGTCCTGTATGACGGTTCTCGGGTGTATCAAGGCGCTGTTGCGGATGCCAGCATTGTCAGCAACAAGCAGCATGAAAAAGAGGGTGATGGTAGTGGAACTTTTACTGCGAAAAGACTAACACTTGGTGCTGTTGAGGCAACTGGTACTAGTACTGATGAACAACTTTACCAAATAGTTACGACTGCTGCTGATCACTTTTTTGTTGGTGATGAAGTAGATGATTATTGGGCTGGTGACGGAGTGATAGTTATGGACGCAAGTAATACTACAAAGAAAGTAAATTAGGTCAAAAATTGACTATTCTTAAAAGCTAATGGTTGAAACAAATATAAATAAATCAGTACTGAAGAAACTTTCTGAGTGGAAACGGAGTCCTTTGCAGTTTGTTTCGGAGTGCATTAAAGCAGTTCCATCAACTCAGCAAATTGAGATTCTTCAGGCTATAGGAAAAGAGAAACGAGTTACTGTTCGTAGTGGTCATGGAGTTGGCAAAGATACAAGTGCTTCATGGATAGCATTATGGTTTTTAGTTACTAGACCGTACGCAAAAGTAGTAGTGACTGCACCAACTAATAGGCAGTTAAGAGATATTTTTCTTGCGGAAATTTCTAAGTGGCTTAGGCAGTCTATTGTAGCTGATGAGTTTATAGTTAGAAAAGATTCTATTCAACATAAAGAAGCACCAAAAGAATATTGGCTGAGATTAATTTCTCCGTCTATTAGAGCTACGAAAGAGGAACAAGCAGAGACTCTTGCCGGACTTCACGCAGATCATCTATTGATTATTTGTGATGAAGCTTCAGGAATTCCTGACCCGACATTTGTGCCACTTGAAGGTGCAATGACTCAGCCAGATAATAAAGTTCTTCTTATTGGAAATATGACTAAGAATACTGGGTACTTTTACGATACGCATTTTCACGCTGAGATCAGCAAGCAATGGAAAAAGTTTCATTTTGATTCAAGGGAGTCTACAAATGTAGATCCTTCAATGCCTAAGTATTTTGCAATGAAGTATGGGGTAGATTCAAACGTCTTTAGAATTCGCGTAGAGGGAAATCCCCCGCTTCAAGACGATGATACATTGATTCCGCTTTGGACAGCAGAGCAGTGTATTGGACAGGAGTTTGAAGTAGCTGAAGATGAGCCTTTGTATCTTGGTGTAGATGTTGCTCGGTATGGTGATGATAGTTCTATTATTCTTCCAAGACAAGGGTTGATAATTAAACCCTGGGAAACTTTTAGAAAGCTGAATACGATTGATCTTGGTGGGTTTATAAATCAGACTTATCAGGAAACAGAAGCTAGTGGCTGTGCTATAGATGTAATTGGCGTTGGAGCAGGCGTTGCTGACTGGCTAGAAAAACACCATATGAAGAATCTGTATCAAGTTAACGTGGCAAATTCTTCAAGTAATATGGAAAAGTATAATCGCTTACGAGATGAGTTGTGGATAAGGGTAAGAGATAATTGCTTACTTGGAAAGTATTCATTTCCTGATACTAAAGTAAATGGAGAAACTGAAACTCTTGGGCAGCAACTTGCAAGTGAACTTGCTTGTGTTAGATACAAATTCAATGCTCACGGAGGTTATATCGTAGAGTCTAAGAAGGATTTAAAAGCTCGCGGTATTGCAAGCCCAAATATTGCAGATGCACTTTGTCTTACGGAGTATTTTTCGAATTCAGCTACAAGAGTTTTTGCTACAAAAGAAGAAGATGATGATGATTTTTTTAGTCGTTATAGTAATGGAATGATTGACTCAGGTCAAGCCTGGATGGGACTTTAGATGGAAATAGTAGAGTATAATAAAAGAAAAGAAATGCTTTCTGTTAGGTATAATACAAGTGCTATATGGAAGTATTCTCCGGTAGACGTAGAAACGTATGTAAAAATAGCAAATGCAGAGTCACCAGAGAAACTTCTTCATAAAACATTTCATGACTCTAATATGGTTGGAGTATCTAAAGAGGATTCATAGTGACTACAGAAAAAGATAAAAAGATACTTAAAGAAGTTCAAGATAGGATAAAGACTGCTCAAGACGACGATGATGATAATCGTAAGGTAGCTCTTGAAGATCTTGAGTTTGTCGCTATTGAAGGAGCTCAGTGGCCAGCAGATGTTAAAGCTCGAAGAACTGCAGCTCAGAAGCCTTGCTTAACTATTAATAAAATGCCTGCGTTTATTGACCAAGTAGTTGGTGATCAGCGAATGAACAGGCCTTCGATTAAAGTTGTTCCGGTTGATTCTTATGGAGATATTGAAGTTGCAAGAATTCTTAGTGGTTGGGTCAAGCATGTACAAGCAATTTCTAAATCTGATATAGCTATTGATCATGCTTTTGAGCACGCTGTTACTTGCGGCTATGGAGCTATGAGGGTAGTTACTAAGTATGTAAACGATACTTCTAAAGATCAAGAAGCTTATATAGAAAAGATAGATAATGCTCTAGCAGTTTATTGGGGCAAAGGTAGTGAGTATGATAGATCGGATTCTCTGTACTGTATAATTATTACTGATATGGCTAGAGATGAGTATAAAGAAAAGTACAACGAAGAGCCTATGCCGTTTAATACTGAAAGTAGTCAGTACGTAGACGGTTGGTGCGATAAAGATACTGTTAGACTTGCTGAGTACTTTGTAAAAGAACCGCATAAGAAAACGATATACTTTCTGGAAGACGGTAGAACAGTAGAGAAAGCTCAGATTACTGAAGAGGACACTGTTACTGGGGAAAGGGTTGTAGAGTCTTATACGATCATGTGGTACTTAGTTTCTGGGGATAGTGTTCTTCAGAGTAAAGAGTGGGTAGGAAAGAAGTATATTCCAGTAATCCCCGTTTGGGGTAAAGAGCTTAATATTGGCGGCAAGAGAGTTGTTAGAGGTCTGATCAGAAATGGTAAAGACTCGCAGCGAATGTATAATTACTGGAATTCGGTAGATACTGAGGTAGTTGCTTTACAGCCTAAGGTTCCTTATTTTGTTACTCCTGCGCAGATTAGTGGGCACGAGAAACAATGGAAAAGAGCTCAGCATGAAAATTACTCATATTTACTTGTTAACTTTGACGAGAAAGCTCCAGGTTGGCCAAAGAGAGAAGCCCCGCCGCAAGCATCAAGTGCTATGATTGAGCGGATTCAGGGCACTGACCAAGAAATGCGAGATACCATTGGTTTGCAAAAAGCTTCAATGGGAATGCAGAGCAATGAGCGAAGTGGAAAAGCTATAGTCGAAAGGAAAAAAGAAGGAGATGTTGGGACGTTTGGCTTTATAGATAATTTGTCAAGGTCTATTGAGCAGCTTGGTAGAGTACTTATAGATATGGCTCCAGGTATTCTTGATACTGAGCGTGTAGTTAGAATGGGCCTTGATAATGGAGAACAAGAGTTTGCAACTGTTAACGAAGAAAAGAAAGTCGATGGAGTAACGCAAATTACTAACGACCTTTCTGTAGGCACTTATGACATTGTCGTCTCGGTCGGACCGAGTTTCACAACTCAGAGAACTGAAGCGAGACAGTCAATGCAGGAGTTTATTCAGTATTACCCTGATGCTGCACCTCTTATCGGAGACTTGTACGCAAAAGCAATGGACTGGAATGGCGCAGAGGAAATTTCTGAGCGGCTGGAGTTTCTTCTTCCTCCAGAAATCAGGAAGAAAAAGGAGGATGCAGCTATCATTCGTGACGGTGGTACTCCTCCTCCGCCTCCGCCTCCACCACCTCCTCCGCCTGAGGTTATGCTGAAACAGCAAGAGGGTGAATTGAAACTACAGGAAGGTCAACTAAAATTACAGCAGGGTGAGTTGAAATTGCAGGAGTTGCAGATTAAACTAGAAGATACTCAGGTTACATTCCAGGAGTCGCAAGTTCAGTTGGAGGAACAGCAAGTCAAGCTTGAGCAAGAAAACATAAAGTTAGCTGCTATTGTTCAGCAAATGAATTTAAAGGCTGTTGAATTTGTTGAGAATAAAAAGGAGAAGAAGGATGTCGAAGAAACAAATGAATGAGTTTGCTAAGAAAAAGAAATTACCTCAACATAAAAACTCTATTAGATCTATGATGAATGGAGATGTTGCTGTAGTACGTAAGGTATCAAGAAAGGTCAATTATTAACCATTTAACTGTATTAGACAATTCTAAGCTTCAGGTTAAAAGCCTGCAAAGGAGACCGAAGAATGTTAAAGACTATAGAAGAAATTAAAGAAGTTGAAATTGAAGCAGGTGTTGTTGTTAATGGAGTAGATAATCCAAACATGATGTCTGTTGATTCAACTGAGCCTGTGGAAACTAAGGCTGATGATGTTGGTAAGTCTGATGCAGTAATTCCAAGGGAAGAACCAGACACTTCCGAGAAAGAAGAGAAGAAAGAAGAGGAAAAAGAAGAGGCTAAGCCTGAGGTTACGGCTGAGACTAAAGAAGAGAAGAAAGTAGAAACTGAGGAAAAGAAGGTAGAGTCTAAGCCTAAATCTGAGTCTGAGTCTGACTCGCCTAGTGTTACGAAAAGAATCGGTAAGCTGACGAAGAAATGGCGAACCGCAGAAAGGCAAACTGAATTTGAGAAGGAGAAAAGAATCGAAGCAGAAGCTAAGGTGAAAGAGCTTTCAAGTAAAATTCCTGACAAAGATAAGCCAGTAAAAGAAGATTTTGACGATGAGGATGATTATATTGAAGCTCTTACTGACTGGAAAATTGACGTTAGGTTCAAGGCTTCGCAAGCAACTGTAGTAGAGGAGATTGAAGGCAAAGAGGAAAAGCAAGCAGTTACAGAAACGTACAATGGGCTTGATGATGCTATGGATAGAGGGAAAGAAAAGTATGAAGATTTTACTACCCTTGTCCTTAACGAAGATCTCATTATCAGTCCTGAGTTAACACAAATTCTCTTGGATACAGAAATTCCTGAGGATATAATGCATTTTCTTGCAAGTGATCCTGCTGAGTCTGAAAGAATTTCCGCACTCGACCCTATAAGGGTTGCTAAAGAAGTTGGTAAGATTGAAGTACGATTGACTAAGGAACCAGAGAAAAAGACTGAAGAAAAGTCTAAACCTCTTAAAAAACTATCAAAAGCTCCAACTCCTATTGAATCTGTAAAGACAACTGGTGTTACGGAAAAAGATCCTAACAACATGAGTCCTAAAGAGTATAGAGCCTGGAGAGAAAAGCAATCTAAATAAGGAGTAAGTTATGCCTACACCAGCAAATACGAATTTGCTTACTCCGAGTATTATAGCTAAGGAAGCTCTGATGCAGCTTCTGAATAATCTCGGAATGGCAAGAAATGTTTATCGTGCGTATAAGAATGAGTTTAAGAAAGTTGGACAAACCATTACTATTCGCAAACCTAACAAGTTTCGAGCTACCAAAGCTCGTGTTAGGTCAACTACACTTATCAATGAGCCAGAGACTGATTTGACAGTTGCTACTCAGGCGCACGTTTCCTGG